AAGCTGATCCTGCCTGGGGTCGTCAGCCACGCGACAAACGTCGTCGAGCACCCCGAGCTCGTCGCCAAGCGCATCGTGCGTTTTGCAAACCTCGTCGGGCGCGAGCGGGTCATCGGTTCAACGGATTGCGGCCTTGGCGGCCGCATCCATCGGCAGATCGCCTGGGCCAAGCTCGAGGCGCTCGTCGAAGGAGCCTCGCTCGCGACGCGCCGGCTCTGGCGCTGACGCGCGGCCCCTTGCCAGATCGATCTGTTGTCGCGCCCGAAACACAGTGCGTTCCCCCGCCTTTAAATCAGCCGATACAGTCCACAGCCGCAACGCGACATTGACGGGATCGATGCGCAGTGCCGACCAGAAGGTAAGCTCGCCGATCCGATGTTGCTTGGCATGGCAGGCGGCGCACAGAGGAACGGCGTAGCGATCGCCCGGTTTCACCCCGACACCACCATCGGTTCCGGTGCGCACGTGCGCGGCCTCTGACGGCGCGGCTTTGCCGCAGGCGACGCAGGGGAGCTGGCGGACAAAGGCCAGGTGCTGCACCCGCCGACGCAAGTCGGGCGTGGACTTGCGAGGCGTTAGGGAGCGGGGGATACGGGGTGCGGGCATAGCCAGATCGCGCCTTCGAGAGCCGGAGAAATCGGCTTTCTGTACGCTGCTGAATCCGCGTTCAGGACATGCGAAGGCGTGTCAATTCGCGGCGTCACGGTACCGTCTCCAGACTGGCTTGCAGCGCCGCCTTCAACGCCAATCCCCCTTGCGGGACCGGCGCCTCGGTCGTGGCGCGGATCTTTTCCATGACGCGCTCGATAAAGTAGTTGAAGATCTGCAGCTCGCGGTCGAGGGCCTTGATGAACGTCTCATCGGGCTCAACTCGCATGACCAGCTTTGGCAGCACGTCATGCCAGCAGACGATATCGACCCAGCGGCGCTGCGAGACGTAGAGCTGGCCTTGCAGCTGGGGCCAGAAGCGTTCATGGACGGCTCCGGAAATCCAGTATTCGACCTGCGTGTGCGGCAGCGGCGCTTTGATTTCCAACAGGCCATCATCGCCGACGAGCCGGTCGGGGCTGCATCCGACCGTGTGATCATCATCGGTGATGAAGCCGACCCGCTGCACGGTTACGTCTTGGTCGAATTCATACCAATCGACCGCATCGGCCTCGACGATCAGACCCCGCTCCATCGCCGGCGAATTGTAGAACTCGATCTTCCGCTGCAGAAGCCGCTCGGCGATCAGAACACAGGCGTATTCACGCCACTGCTTCGACGGCTTGCCTTGCGGTGTGATGATTTTGTGGAAATTGGAGCTCGTCGGGATGCCGAGCTTGAGGCGGTCATACGCTTCCGAGTATTGCGCTACATCATGAAAGATGGGCATGACCGGCCTCGGCCTTGGCGATCTGTTCCTCGAGCGTGCTGACGGCCTTGCGATAGTCGCGGGCGGCGATCGTCGCCACCGCCGCTTCCAGCGAGCCGGCTTCGTCGACGCTCTCGGCCTTCATGTATTTGAGAAACTTCGGCCCGACCTTGGCCTTCTTGATCATCTCGACAATGGTCTTGGTCTGGGCCTCGTCGAGGGTTCCCCCGATTCCGTCGTCATCATCACCGACAACCACGATGTTGAAGATGTTGCAGGCGACATAGCGGCGCAGGAAGGAGTTGGTGCTGCCGACTGCCTGCACATTCGATTTGCCACCCGTCGTATCGAGCGGGGCCGGCATAAACGAGTCTTCGTAATGGCCGCTTAGCAGATGCTTCAGCCGACCGCGGACCAGAATGCCGCCCTCGCACGGTTCATCGGAATAGGAGAGATCCATCTGCTCTTCCGCCAACAGCGGGCGCAGATGTTTATCGATTTCCTCGAGCGGCGCGTATTTGAAGGCTTCAACGGCGCCTCTTTGCTTTCCGTTGTCGATGTCGGACAAAACGGGCCGGTTCTTGACGATCTTGATGCCGGCGAGCTTTTTGAGGATCCGCCCCTTCGCTCCATTGAACGCGAGTTCCGCCTCTTTCGCTTTGAGGCGCTCGTACATTGTCATCATGCGGTCGAGTTTCTCGACATCGGCATGAGGCTCGAGCGCCACCCGTTCAATCAGCGCCAGGACCGTGGGTGGGCTGTCTAATACGGGCGCAGGCAGTGGCTCAACTGGCCGTTCGCTCTGCTCGGTTTTTCGCGTGCGCCGGGTTTGGTTCTCCATCAGCATTCATCCTTGTCCCACGCGTCTCAGCATCGCTCCGTGGTTTGAAGCCGCCGCACCAGTCAATGTTCTCTCGATCGGGCTCAACCGCTCTTCTGGCGCCCGGAAGAGACTGGCATATGCTGTGCGCGCCGGGTGGTGCATGCCCGTGATCCGGTGAGTTATGTCGATCGCGGCGATTTCGCCGACACGACGTTGCGACCTTTGGCCATTGGAAGGCTGAAAAGCCAAACCGTCTGCAGTGTCGCGGCATTGCTGCCCACACGGGCATGGTCCGGGCGCGGGCTAATGCTGTGACAAGTTCATGCCCATTCATTTTACGTCTGCGTAGTCAGATCAAACACCGCGCACCCCAAGGCTTCGCGAGTTACGACTCGGGCTCTTCGGTAATGAAGCCGGCGATATCGGCGGCGACCTGTTCGCCATGACCCTTTTGCAGCAACAAAACCGCATAAACTGCCCCGCCAAAAAAGCAGTTACGTAGTAGGGGAAGAAGCACCTCGTTCAGCGGCGTGTCGATGACGTACTCGTCAAGGGTGTGAAACCACGCTTCGTTTAACGAGGAAATAGCGGCTGTGGTTTGTCCGAAGCGAAGATCGCCGGCTGGAGGCCTGCTTACTTCGCCGTTGCCACGCGGGTCCATCGGCTTATCTCCGAGATGCGGGTGTTTTACCGAGAGATTATTTACGAAAAGCGTAAACCGGTCGATCAAAAAATCATCCAGAGTGATCAGATTACTTAAAATTCTTGCTCCGCGGCCTCGATCCGCGCGATCTCGATCGCGAGGTGGTGCGGAACCATCGAGCGGTGGGCGCGATAGAGCCAATCGAGGGTGGCACCGTGTTCGTCACGGATCTTTTGGGCCGCGTCGAGGTGAGCGCTCGCGCTCCGGTTTGGTATTGGCCCTATCGGCTGGGCCGGCGGGCAAGCTGTCGGCACGTGGCAAAAGTTGTACCCCGCTGGCCGCAAATCGATGTGCCGCCGTAACTGACGCAAGGGCCACCCTGCCGATCGTCGACTGACCCGCGGATAGTTTTACGCGATTTTGACCACTATGGCCCACGAGCGCGGCACGATCTGGCTGCGGCGCGCGACTTCTACTGGCGCTCGCGCCGGCTCATCCAACTCGCCAATGCCGCTCGTTCGTGTCAATGCACGTGCGGTGCATTTCGCTGCTCTGCGGTGTCCAGATCTCGGTGAGTCTCCCGTCCGCCAATGATGAGGGTGTTGGAAGGTACGATCGTTTTGAGACGGCCGGTTCTAGGTCGTCGGCGCAGGCGCGGCGGTTAGTTCGAGTTTTTCTGCCTTTCCTGCAGGGCTTGCCACTCCATTGAGCCAGGGGTCGGATTGGGTGGGGCGGGTTGCGGTTTGCGTTGCTGCGCGGCACCGACCGCCTCGGCGTCTTGGCGCGCTATTTCATAGGCGGCATAGCTCGACATTGGGGGGTTAAGCATTTCTAGCGCGCCACTGCAGGCATCGACCTCGTCGTCATGGGCAAGATCGGGGAACCCCTCAAGAACGCGAAACAGCTCCTCATTCCAGGCCCCTCGCCGGATTTTTACATTGCCGGCGCGGCACTGCGAGCTGAACGGTCCAAACCTCGTCAGCTTATCGCCGCTCTCCCGAGCCGGACCCACGCTGAAGCCGCCGAGTGCGCGCACGAGGTAAAAGGCCTGGTTCTTACCGGCCTGCCCCGGATCTTGGCCGAACCCGATGCGGACCCGTTTGCCGTCTTGCGTCGCGGTGTCGAGCAGCAATCTCTCGACATCGCCCGGGTTCGCGCGCCGGCGCACCATGTCCAGTAGCCAATAGCCTCCGTTTCGATCGCGGCCGAGTTTGATGCCGACCGACCAATCGGGGTCGTTGAACTCGGTCTTTTCGGTGGCGGCCAGATCCCAATAGCGGACAATGTGGTCAAGGTCCGCCGGGACCTCGTCGACGACGGCGCACCACTCGCGCTTGAAATAGAGCCCGGCAGCCGGCCGGATCTTCCAATTGCCACCCAGCAGCCGTTCGCACTCGAGCAGCGGCAGCGACCGCAGCCAGCTGACATATTCTGGGTTCACCTGCAGCAGAGCGGGATTGTCGAACACGCTCGCTGGGATGAATGTGACGCTGATCGGTCGCGGCACCTCGAAGCCCGGCGGCAGATCCTTCGCCCGCGGCAGGTATTGCATCAAGTCTTCCGGACGATCGGCCCATTCGATCTTGTCCGCAACCCGAACATAATAGCGCAGAACGCCGGCGCGTTCGGGGATCGGTAGCCCGGTCTCCGGGTCGATCCACCACGCCAGAAAGTCCGCGACCCAACTGTCCGCATCGGGATTGCATGTCGCGCGGATGTAAGGCCGTACTCTGCACGTCGAGCGATTCCGACTGATCATGTAGAAGAACTGATGCCTTGAGAAGTGCGTCAGCTCATCGAAACAGATCAGCGTGATCTGCGCGCCCTGCCAGTCGTAAACCGTGCTGTCAAACTGCAGGTGCGAAAATTTGATCTTCCCGCCGCGTCGCCAGCGCCACTCGCGCGGTCCGAGGTGCGGCATCCCGCCGGTTCGCGGGTAGAGGTTTTGGGTCTCATCCCATAAGCCACCCGGATTGGTGATCTGCGGCATCGTGCGCCGGAAGCAGACCGCGGTAAAATTCGGAACGCGACTGACGTAGCGTAGTGGCTCGATGAGCAATGCGACAGTTTTCCCACCCCCCGCCGCACCGCCGTAGATGCAGATATCAGCAGGTGTTTGCAGAAACGCGGTTTGAGGTCCGGGCTGTGCCGAAATCGTCGTGGTGCTTAATAACGACATCGGTCACACTCCATGCGGCGAAGCCGTGTGTCGCTCGGGGAGCGGAGCAAGACAGTTATCGAGCAGAGCGCCCACAGCTTTTTTGATCGGTAGGGGTCTTGTTCGCGCTCTGGAAATCGCGGTCTGGGACCTCAGATAAAATATAAACATCATGTTCTTCCTACTTCTAAATAGACGAAATTCATAGACTAGACTGAGTTATCTGCTTTTGATTGTTGTTCAAAGTAGCTATTGTTGCGGCTTTTTGTTAGTGAAGTATTTTTCCTGCGCTTTTCGCAGTACCTCTGTCAGCCCAGGATCTCGGCCATTATCGGGGACAATAACCACCTTTGAAATCGCCTCGGCATCGCTGCCTGGAGTCGGGTTCTCCGGCTCCTTAGCCTCCCGCCAATTCGCTCGCGATTTCAGCCAGAAAATCTGCGCCGCGACACTGCCTCCCTCCGCGGCATCGAACAGAAATCCTGTGACCTTTGCATTCGCCTCGGCCATGCCGAGGTCCAACTCACCTCGAAAGTGCTTGCGCAGCGTCTTTGCATCGCAGCGGATCATCGTAGCGATGTCCTCCTGCCGGACCCCGCGAATTGCCCAAGACCGTACTTGCTCGCGCATCGCATCAGTCGCGAGGAACGCCTTTCGCGCCATGTGTACCTCCTAACTGACTGGGACCGTTTCAGCTGGCGGCGCACCCTCCTTGTCGACCGTCACCGAGATCGCCCACCCCAATGTGAGCATGACGGCAGCGAGCGTATCGTAATCCACCTTGGTATCAAGCCGCGGATCGTACACGTAGGGCGTTAATCGCTCGATCGGCCAACACGCAACCCGGCGGGCTGGCCTCGGACCCGCATTTGCGGGCGCCGATGGTGTTAAGAACATCCTTCACCTAATCAAATCTAAAGAAATGCGTTAGCAGATCATAGTGCTTTGCTCTATCGGACCAAACCTCCTACAACTTGCTCTCAATCATGTAGTCCACGAACCGAACAGCTTGCTCTAGCTCGATTGGAAGGTGACAGAACGCCGCTATCGGGTTGTCATCGGGGATCGTCGGCGGGCCGTCCTGTGGCTGTCTGCCGATACGAGCGGTGACTATCAATAAGGCGTTCTCACCGGTCTCCTTGTCCAGCGGCGCATTCGACTTATCGTCTGGTTTTGTGCGTGGCAGGAATTCCAATTTCAAATCCTCGACTTCAAATGTTCCCGGTGTTTTGCAATAAATCTCTGGATCGATGTGATGATATTGGAGCATCGCGTGCAACATTTTCATAGCGTTCGCGACGGAGCCGGCGCGAACGTGTCGCAGCAACGCTGCAGCGATCACACCTTCGACCAAGTTCCATTTTGAATAAGAGCGATGGTTCCCCTGCCCGACCCCGACCGGCGCGCTGATAAATCCCGCGATTGAAGAGAAGTTACTGTCTGCAACTCGGCGAAGGTCGTGTAGCACCCTCGATTGTCAAGGGCTTGGAGGTGCGCTCGCGAATTCGGGAATTTCCCGCGATCCCCTCAGCAGCCGTGCTCGTCAAAATCGACGTGGATGTTTTGAGTGGGGAGG